AAAAAAGACCCGCCCTTCGCATCATAAACTCATCAGGCATCTTGTCTTGCTTCGAGAAGTTGCATCGACGACATGCTGCCACGAGATTCTCAAGATCATCTGTGCCGCCCTTAGCCACAGGGATGATGTGATCCACAGTAGTCGCATCCATTCCGCACCAATGGCATTCTCTTCCATCTCTTGAAAGTATCCTCAATCGAAGCTTCTTCCAATGAGTCGAGTTCGACTTACGCTGTGAGTGGAGTGTCATTTAGTAATGACCCTTCTTCTTATGGAATTCCCATGCCTTACACATCGAACCGTATCTCACCTTAATGTATTTAATTGTGGCATCGATTTGCCTGTAAGGATCTAACTCCCTGTAATGCGTTGATCGCATCTGTCCTAATCCGTAATGGCTGCCATTCTTAGCTCTTGGATTCCATCTTGATTCTTTGTAAATGATGTGCTTTAGACAGATGTATTGCTGATCGTTGATTATCCTTGAATGTGCGTAAAGCTTGTAATAATCCGCATTTGAAGCTTGTGCGGGTTGCATCTGTAAAGACAGCGAGCCTATGAATAGGCATAGAATTCCCACAACCGCGAGTCTCTTTAGCGAGCTACACGCCCTCAGGCGCTCGCTTGCAGAGCTAGACGGTAGCATGCCTGTCAAATCTATCGAGTTATCCACAGGAGATTGAACGGACTCTCGGCGTGTTGTCCACAGGTTATCCACAGCCCTAGTTCTCGCCTTCGATGTATGGCACGGCATCATCTTCAACCTTAACCATTCAATTTTGGCATCGATCACAGCTTGGCACGACATACATTTCAAAGATTCCAACTGTGATTTTCTTCCATGAAGCGCAGATTGGGCATCGGTAGAAATAGCTCACTTGACTCATTGGTGTCCCCATCCTTTACCCTTGAAATGGATTGGATTGGCTGTCCAAATTCGCGCCATAGGTATGTCACATCCATCGCAATATGGATCGCGTTGCAGCTGATCGCTCATCGATCGAGTGACCGTCTTTGTCTTGCCGCACACTTCACATCTGAAGTCATATTCAGCCATGACAAGAGCATTTTCTGACTTTTGCGCCACCTTGCATCAAGATCCATTTTGCACCCGTTTGATGGCGTAATGTCTTCAAGATGTCATTGACCGATTCACGATTCATCAATGTATCAACTTCAAGAATGTAAGTTCCCGTGCGTTTGATGTGCAAGGCTTCAGCTCCGACAACATTGACATGAAATTCAATTTCTCGTTTAGGCAATTCTTTGACTTTTCTTTTAAATATCATTTTGCGTCCTCTTTCTGATTAACTCCCATAATTCCGCAGCCTAGACATTGAACAAGCACGACATCGTCCCCGAGTGGCACTTCATTCTGAAAAACAGCGTGATCTGTGACCTTTTTTTCAACCCTGCATTGGAAGCGTAGCTTCTCCATGTGAACTCCTTCTCAAATTCTCGATTGGGTGCAAGTTGTACTGATCGACCCAATAGGTCGGTTGATCGCGTCTGCGCCATGTCTGATTCTTGGCAATTGCCACGGGAATCCAACCCTTGAGCACATAATTCGGGCTCTTGCCTGTGACAAGGATGGCGATGTCTGTATTGCGATCGCTGTCGTAGATGATGAGTGATCCTGCGTCGTATTTTGTCCACTTGACTTCAATGATTGACCCGACATCGGCTGTCCGCTTGAATCGAGAAGCTCTCGGGTTAAAGTCTTGAATCCCGAAATACTTCGCCACAGCAAATTCAGCGCCAATCGATTCAGCCACTTCCAAGATGTAATCGTGAAAGTTCAACTGTTTGTTGTATCGGCTTGCATGATCCGGATGACCGTCAATCTCTTCGACGCGCTCAATGGCGACGCGAGCTGCGTCCCATTCTTGCTCATGGGATATTTTCATCCTCATTTGCATGCCTCACAAAACCACATGATCTTGAGCCCGTCAGCCTCTTGATAGCGCCCAAATTCCTTCGATTGCCACCTTTGGCATTTATCGCACCAATCAATTGAGATTGACCCTTGCTCTTTGACAACTGTGCCATCGATGTGAAATGTCATTGATTCGCCGTTCGGCTTTTGTATGTACATCTCGCCCATGACTACAGCTGCACTTTCCAAGTGCCGTCCGAAGCTACTACATACCAAATCGGAGAGCATTGATTTGTCTTGACCTTTTCGGTGCAGACATGTCCACGATATGGCTTGCCCGTTTTGGCTGTGCCTTCTTTGAGAAGCATGTGTCCATGTGCGCAGATTGGAGATTCAGCAATGAGCTCTCCGCCAAGCTTTGACTCAATCTCTTGAACGGCGCTCTTGGCTGTCGTGAATCCTTCTTCCCAAATTGGCTTAGCCCACGGATCATCTTCGACAAATGCTTTTGGCATGTGCTCGACTTGTTCCATATTTTCACGGCTAGGCTTCTCGTCTGTACCTAAGACCACCGAAGCACAGCGCCCGATTGCGCTTGAGACCGTGTCTTCGACATACCAACGCTTCATCTGCGCGTTGTACGCTCCGACCATTCCGTGCGCGTAATCAATAGCCGCCGGCTTCTCGTCTTCGTAATGACGAAAGATCCTGCACTCTATGAGAATGAAACCTTTTTCAGGCTGCCAATCGATGATCGATGTCTCGATGCGATTTGTGGGATAGGTGGCGTGGAGTCTTTTGACCTTTTGATTGACCGTTTCGTAATTGTCTAGGAATCCCATTAGTCATTTTCCTTTACTTCACAATGATTGCATAAATCACAAGAACATTTGCATTCGTTTATTTCTTCACTTTGAATTTGTTCAAAGATGTGTTTGACCTGATTTGCTGACAAATAAGAATGCCCAATTAAGGAATAATGTGTCAAACCTCGAATCCAAGATTCTGCCTTTCGAAAATTACGATCGCCACAGCTTGCGCACTCGCTGGCGTAGCTTTTTTCCAAGAATTCCATTTATCGCACATCCATATTCTTGCGAGCTGCGATTTTGCCGCGAATAAATCCTTCGCGCTTGCCTTCTTTGAGTCCGAGTGTGTAGCCGCCTGTAAAGCCTGTGAGGATTCCCAACATCATCCACGCAGCCACTTCCGTGATTGTGTACATATTTGCTCCCGTTCATGGAAGCGAATCTCGCTCCCTGCCTAAAGAGTGAAGCAAAAGTGTGACAAGGTCAAGATTCAGGCGTGGATTTCGGCGTGTCTTCCCCACTTTTTGGCTTGTCTTTGAGTCCGTTGGATGCAAGTACAGAGCCGAGAGATCCTGTCAGGAATATCGTCAAAGTCGTGAGAAGCTCGATGAATGCCGCTTGATCCCCACGCGGCTGAGTCACGAAAATCCGCGCGTAAAGCATGCCGGCGACCGAGAACATGAAAGTGACAGCCAAAGCGACTCCGATGAAGACGATGAGTCGAGCTTTCAGCTGCTCGTTACTTAGTCGTCTTTGATGTGAACCCATTCGGATCTTCTCCATAGATGTCTTCGGTGCAGACTCCGGTCGCTTTACATTGCGGCGGATTGCACTCCGGCTTCTTCCAATTTTCAAATTCTTGGCATTCGTAACGGGTGTAACCCTGATAAACGCTGCAACCGCACAGCCAAAGACCCGTCGCTAGAGCTGCACGGAGTAGCGCCCGAGTCACTTCCCCTTTGACCCGAAAGCTGTGTCGTTAGGATTCAAGTACCGCAAGACGACAGGGAGCACAGCTGCGAGCCCTGCTCCGGCGATAGCCTTTGGATCTGAATTGCCTGACATGTACACGGCGATTCCCGCCGCTAAGAATGAACGCGCCCAAGATGCTGCGATTGCTTTGATGTCTTTCATTTCTTCTTCTTCTCCTTCTTGCCTTTTGCCGGATGAGCATCGACGATTGGATACTCGCCTTTGTACGGCACATACTTGGGACGACCAAAGCCGACCACTTCCTTGCCCACGGTGCGAGTCTTGACCATTACCATTCCGCCATTGCGTTGATCGCCGCTGCCGGATGTGTTGCCTTCAATGGTAACTATCGACTTACCATCGATGCCAACGACGATTCCCACATGTGAAATCCGATCGACTCCGTCATGTGGAAAATCCATGAATGCAAGATCACCAATTGCCGGTGTCTCGCTCCATCGTGAAATCTCCTTAAACTTATGAGCTCCCACAGCTGTGGAGACGACGGAATGAACCTTGACTCCTGCCTGTGCA